CGATGTAATTGTCACATTACGTTGCATCGAACAAGGACTTGCACCAAGTGTGGCTTACAATATTTCCAATGCAAAGCAAGATGCAAAGAAAATAGCGGAAAGCGATCCAACATATTTGTCGTTAAGAAATACAGCCAACAGCCTTCTCAATGCAGATCAGCGCAGGGACATTTCCACCGCCCAAGCACTCTTAAACGCCGGCAATATTTTCGTTTATCAGCAATTTAGGACCGTTAGTTATGGTCGTGGTGGAGGATTTATCTCCACCGGCACCCGACTTGCATTTCAAAGAAATTTAACCGAGGGCGAAAAGCAAGCCCTTCGCGACTTTATTACTTACGAAGATGATATTGCGCGAGGAATTAGATCGGACAATGTTTTCTTTACCAAGGTGCTTTCAAAGGTTGAGAAAGCAAGTTACGAAACAATTTCTCCTTGTCATATTGTTGACTTGGCGATCAAGGCTAGGTCTTTTAGGCGGATTAGCGGGCGTCAAGAGGTTTATGGTAGTAATCGCGTAGCTGGCTATCCGATTAGCGACAATGGTATTAAGCTAAGAACTGCCATGTTTTTGGTTAAGTACAAAAGATCCACCGATGCAGGGTTTTCCTATGTCAAGGGCATTTTTGTTGTAAGACGCGCTGCTGACAATGACAATTTTGTTTACTTGCGCTTTAATTCTGGGCAGTCTGGACTTAGCAACTCATTTAATTGGCACTTTGAAATAGAAGCCGTTCAAGATACAATTGCTGAATTCAAGCAAAGCTTGTTAAATGAAGGCAATGCATATCGTTTTTTCTATGTAGAGAACAGTGGAAATGCCTCGACTATTTCGCTAGGGCAAGGCCGAACTCTTTCTTTTACGGGAAGCATTGTCAACAGTACCAATTTTTTACCTCCATTGAACAATTCCCCCGTCCAAACAAACGAATGGGACTTATTTAATAATACTGCGGACACTCAGTATCAGTTTTCTTTTGACAATGGGCCAGAATTTACGCTCGGGGCTGTCAGCGAGCAAATTGTTGAGCAATTTAACAACTTTCCCGGCCTATACCAAGACGCATCGCTTGTTGGCTTTAATTTGTATTCCGGCAAGAATGTGCAAGATTTGCGTTCCTTGAGCATGTTTGTAACGCAAGGGCGCCGATCAAGACTATTACGAACTTCTGGGACTATCAATGGTGTTTCGTGGGGGCGGCCCAATTTTGAATATCTTTCACCTGTCCCCAATGGCTTTGCAAATACCGCTCCCGACATTTTTGTTGACACAGTCCTTGACTACAACGATGGCATCGGGAAATATGCTGGCGATTTGTTCTCAGTTGATCTTGAGCAGCTATCCAGAAGTAAGAAATTTTGTGAGGTGAATGGATTGTTCATGGACGGAGTGATTGCTGAGCCGTCTTCATGGCGAGAGTTTTGGTCGGTGCATTCTACTTTTAGCCTGCTTGAACTTGCCAAGCGCGATGGAAGGGAGACGCTTTTGCCTGCAGTGCCCTACGACGCAAACACTGGCGCCATTTCTAGACAGGTGCCAATTAGTGCATTGTTCAATCAAGGCAACATTCTTGAGGACAGCTACAAAGAAGAATTTCTTGACTATGGAAGCGGCACCGAAGATATTGTTGCCACTATTATTTTCAGACAAAATGAAAGAGATGGCGTATTCCCGAAAAACAACAGTGTAGATGTGCATTTGAGCGATACCAATGCAGATCTTGCCATTCGTGAAACCATCGACCTTTCATCGTTTGTCACTCGCAGAGAGCAGGCAATCCTCGTGGGCAAGTTTCTTTGCCAGACCAAGCGTCATTCTCGCCGCGCCCTTGAATTCAAAACGTTTCCCACGGACAGCTTTGTGGCGCCAGGAAGCTACATCTATGTGGAGCTGGCGCAGAACCAGTGGAATGGCATCCAGACTGGCAGCATTGGCCCTAGAGGCGCTTTGGACCTGCCCCTAGCTGGATCCATCGCCAATGGCTCGTACCAGTTTCTTCTTTACAATCCCAACGCCACCACGTCGGGCACTACTGCATTTAATAGCGTCAGCGTTTCCAGCAATACTGCATCTGCGCTTGCCGCTTACGAAGGATATATATTTGTGCTTGGTACTAAAATTAAAAATAAGAGAGTGTTCAAGGTGACAGAAGTTGCGATGGATGAGGAAGGCGAGGTGACCGTGCGAGCCGTTGAACACGCCGTGGATGAAAACGGACTCTCTCTAATCAGCAAAGGATTGGCGGCAAGAGTGGCTGGACTGTTTACAATTGATGGCCGTCCTGAATAAAATGCTTTTAGAATACAAGCAACAAACTTATTGATTTTCCATGGCTTTCTATACTGGCCGCTCTGGAAGCCTGTCGTTTGGCACCACTGATAGCACGGCGCCTTCTAGTTCATTGTCCGCTCCCACCAATATTCGTCAAGTGGCGAAAATTCGCGACTGGAGTCTGGACACAACTGTTGAACTTATTTCTACTAACTCTATTGACAGCGGGGTTAATACTTTTACGCCCGGCGTAAAGGGAGCCACTGGTAGCGCCACGTTGATCTACTACAGGCTTGAAGGTAGTGAAGTAAATACGCTTTATGGTTTTAATACTTTGCTGGCTAATAGCCTTGGCAAGACTGGCTTAATCACTGAGGCTGATCGAGTGTTTTTGGAGCTCAATGCCGGAGGAGGAGCAAATGATGACATTAAATTTTGGGCCTACATCACTTCGATTGGCGTGACTGTATCCACTGGTGAACTTTCCACTGTTCCCATTCAATTTACGATGGATGGAGATTTCGTGGAAGTTCTTACTTGATTTTCAATGACATTCTTCGCGGGGCACACGGGCACGGTTCGATTGCGTCGTAGCACGCAGGCCACGTCTTTTGACACGTCTATCGAGCCCGATGATGTCAATACCATTTTGAATCGTTTTAGTTTTGACGGTTCAATGGAGAACGTCTTAACAGGCGATCGATTGGTGGTGAGAACAGAAGACGCTCGCAAGCTTGTATTTCTATCTCCGTCGACATGGCCGCAAGTGAATGAACGACAGGCAGGCATTGCTCTGTACGCAAATGTGAACGCTGCTGGCGGCATTCGCCTTTTCAGAGACTTTGAGGATGCGGTTAACAATGATCGAGCGAATGAGTTGCCGCTCATTGCTTTTACTGGAGAACCACTGCCTGTTACCATTGAAATTCAAGACACCGACTTCAACACTCTTGGAGGCGTCACTGGCTTTACGCTTCAAACAGAAAGGGAGGCTGTAGAAACAACGGCATTGAGCGATAAATTCAAGCAGCAATATTCAGCGGGGTTAATCAGTGGCAGCGGATCCATTGATTGTCTATTTGCCTACCAAGGAGCAGCTAGTAGTCGTCAAGAGCTGCCAGTGTTAATGCTGCAAATTATCCAGCGAATAGAGATTGGTAGCTCTTTTGAGGCACAATTGTTTCTCACGGATGATAGTGTTTACGGCAGTACATTAGATGTGTACTACCAATTTGAAGGGGTGGTCACCAGAGCCGGAGTAGAAGTTAAAAGCGATGCCATTATTTCCACTTCCATTGATTTTCTGACCACTGGGGAAATCAAGTTGTTAATTGGACAAGCGCCGGGTTATGTGCTCCAAGAAAATGATGATCGCATTTTGCTTCAAGAACTTGGCGTTGATGCCTTGCTGAAGGAAGTCGATGATTAAAGAAAAGAGGACAATGGCTAGAATCAATGCAATTCTCACGATAGTGTAAGATGGCGGACCAAACAATCTCCCAGCTAAATCAGCTTACTGGGGCTGCGTTGGCTGCCAATGATCAACTTCCTATTGTTGACATTAGTGCCAGTGAAACCAAGCGCATCAATGCATCTGACTTAATTCAAAACGGCATTGCGCTTACGGCAAGTGGCAATATTGACTTAAGCAAGCTCAACCAGGCTAGTACTGTCAAGCTTGGCGCTGCTGCCATTGGCACTGGTGCAATTACGGCCATTAAGCTGGCCGACGATAGTTCTATCGCAGAGCAAAGCACTGCTCCCACCGCTGACAATTTTGCTGGACGCGGCTGGTATCGCACAACTGATAGCAATTTTCAAGTTTATTCGGCGGGTGATTATCGACAAATTGTAATGCCCACTGCTGGCATTGCAGACAACGCAGTTACCACTATAAAGATAGCTGACGCCGCCATTACAACTGCCAAGATCAGCGCAGGAGGGCTAGGCACTGCTGCTATGGCTGATGGCAGCATTACGACAGTCAAGATCGCGGACAGCACTGTCACTTCAGCAAAGATTGCTGACGGCACCATCGTTAATGGTGATATTGCTGCCTCCACTATTGAAGGATCAAGACTGGCGAATGGAGCCGTAGGCACGCTCGCACTCGCAAACTCAGGCATTACTAGTGCAAAATTTGCAGCGGGATCGGTTGACAATGCAGCCCTGGCAGATTTAGCAGTTACCAATGCAAAGATTGCCGATACCACGATTGTCTATGCCAAGCTCAACCTGGCCGATGGGAGCGTGCCAGGGGCAAAAATTGCTGACAGTTCTATCACTTCTGCCAAAATTGTTGACGGCACTATTGCCACGGCAGACTTGGCGGATTCCTCCGTTACAAGCGCAAAAATAGCTACTAGTGGCGTTACGGCAGGCAAGATTGACGCAGACGCAGTTACAACTAATACCATTGCTTCTGCGGCTGTAACTGCTGCCAAGCTGGCGAGCGAATCAGTCGGCACTGCTGCCTTGGCAACCTCTGGTATTACCAGCGCCAAATTTGCCGCAGGAGCAGTCGATACCACTGCCCTTGGCGTTTCGGCGGTAACGAACGACAAAATTGCTAATGGCACCATTGCCTACGCCAAGCTTGGTCTGGCTGATGGCAGCGTGCCTGGCGCAAAGATTACCAGTGCGACTATCAGCGGGCTGCAGATTTCTACAGGGGGAGTTCTTACGGCAAACATAGCCGACTCTGCAGTGACAAATGTCAAAATTGCAGCCAGTGGTATTGAAGCCGGAAAATTGGCTGCTGATGCCGTGGTCACAGTCAATGTGGCTGACGATGCAATCACTCAAGCCAAGGTCGCTGATGGAGCCATCGGCACTGATCAGTTGGTTGACAGTGGTGTAACGGCTGTCAAGCTGGCTGACAATTCCTCTTCCATCGTCGCCGCTAACGCGCCTGTGGGGAATGGCGCGTTTGTCGGGCAAAAATGGTTTGATGACTCTACCAAGTTTGAATATACATGGGACGGAACAGCTTGGGAGCGGCAGGCCGCCATTAGCACTCTCACTTTCACCGATTCCACTCCCATTGCGTTCTCAGTTGCCTATCCAGATAATTTTTCGGCCACTATCACGACAACGCTTGACACGCAAGTTGCGAATCGCGTGTTCGCCGGACCTTCTACGGGCGCAGATGCAGCTCCTACTTTTAGAAGCCTTGCTGCTGCCGATCTACCAGTCGCCACCAGTGGCACTGTCGGCGCCGTTAGTCCGGGGGCTGGTCTAAGCGTAAGCGCTTTGGGAGTGATGAACCATAGCAACGCAGCAGTTGCTGGCACTTATGCAGGTCCTGTAACCATCGACTCGCAAGGACACATTGTTTCTGCTCAAGCAACGCTACAGGCAAGTGACATTCCAAGTCTTGACGCGAGCAAGATTACGACCGGCACCTTTGGCAGCACCTTCTTGGCGGAGAATAGCGTTACCGCCCAACAACTTGCAGACTATGGCATTGCGCAAGTTAGTGAAAGTGCCCCCACTCCTGAATTCGCTGGGCAATGGTGGATCAACCCTAATGACCGATCGGCTTACATTTGGGTGGGAGAAGTTACTCCAGTGCCTAATGGTTATTGGCTGAACCTTGGCTATGGCAGTCCCACGCAAATCAACTTGCGTTTTGGTGGCACTTATAACGCTTCAGGGAATGTTGTTGAAAGCATCAACTCCTATGGCATTGAAGCTGGCTTGACCGTCGGCCAGGCACTATCTAGCCCCAACACAAGCAGTAACGGCATCTATTTGATCGTTACCGCTAGTGGTGTGGGCACCACTCCTGCTCCCAATGAAAATCTTGCCATTGGTAACTGGGTGCTATCGCAGGGCGTGGGTGCCACTTGGACGAAAATTAACCTCTCTAGTGCCGTGGCTGGCGTGGGTGACCAAGATGTTTTGGTCGATGGCGCTGCGCTCATTCCAGTGGCATCTGGCGTGGCAAGTCAAGAGGACTTCAACGAGCTTGTCTGGCCAAGGGTGCAAATTGCCACCAGCGGCGCTACGGGCATTGTTAGAGGATCTTCGGAAGTGGTTGTGGCATCAGGTACCGGCATTATGACCATTGGCACTCTCGATGATGGTATCTATTCTTAAATTGTCAACCAAGCCCAATTTTTGCCTTTTTGAATTTTCCAGATGCAATCTTTTGTTACATCGTAATCTTGGGCGATTTCCAAACACGATTCATTATTTGATAAACGCCGTTTAATTGCGATCACTTGCTTTTCTGACAATTTACTAGCATAAGCCATGCTGCCCTTAAGAACGGGGGGTTTTTGGTGAGTCCCATGACGAATTGCGTCTGCGCTATTATCCTTGGCAGTTCCAGCATACAAATGCGCGGGATTGCAGCATTTTCTATTTCCACAAGAATGACAAATTACTATACTTGAATCAACATAACCATTAAACAGCATGTACGATCTCCTGTGTGCCGAGCCCGCCTTGGGAAGCCCATAAATCGAATAAAACCAATTGCCGTAACCTGGACTTCCGCAGCTCATTCTCCATTCCCAACACTGCGAAGGCTCCTTGATGTCTACTCGCCTTACATAATATTCCCATGCACCTGCGGGAATGCCGTCTTGATTGTTCATTTGATTAGAGTAAGGGTAGAGGAATAGCCAGTGTACACGATGCAGGAACGTTTCGTCTATTCAGGCAAGGAAGTGCCTCCTTATGGCGACACGGGGCAAGTACTAGTTAAGACTGCGAATGCTTTTTATTACACTGCATGGTCTGATCTTGACAAAGTGATCAACGAAACTGGCTCTGAAATAGACGAAGGGGAATACATTTAGACCGTTACAATGGAAAGATAATTGCCACTCTTTGAGCTTGGCTTCTCCTTTTTAGGACTTTCCCATGGCTTCCATTCTTAAGCATCTTCGTTCATCCACTGCTGATAAGCGCCCTGTTGCTTCGGGCCTTGCAGACGGACAAATTGCCATCAACACTGCTTCTGGCACTCCTGCAATGTTCTTTAAGGACAGCAATGGAGGCGTGGTGAAAGTGGGACCAGCGCATGTTGGCGCGGCTGCTCCTAATGCGGTGCCCGCTGGCAGTGCTGGTAATTCACTGGGTGAGTTGTGGGTGGATAATAGCTTGACCACTCCTGGGTTAAATTATTACACTGGCAGCGCCTTCGTTAACCTCACGCCTTCAGGCACGACTGCAGCAGTTGGCCTTGTTGAACTTGCCACTTCTGCCGAAACGCAAACTGGCACTGATGGCGTTAGGGCTGTCACTCCTTCTGGCCTGCAAAGCAAAGTAAGCGATAGCACGAGTACCACTAGTTCCACCACCATCGCCTCTTCTACTGCCGTTAAATCGGCTTACGACTTAGCAAATGCTGCACTGCCGAAAGCAGGCGGCACCGTTACTGGTGAACTGCTAATTGGTACGACTGGCAGCTTGGTTTTCGAGGGAAGCTCAGACGATAGTTTTGAAACGACTATTGCCGTGACAAATCCAACGGCAGACCATACCATCACTTTCCCGAACGTGACGGGCGCAGTCGTTACCACTGGCGACTCTGGCACCGTCACCAGCACAATGATTGCTAACGACACCATTGTTAACGCTGATATTAACAGCGCTGCTGCGATTGTCGACACCAAACTTGCCACTATCAGCACTGCAGACAAAGTCAGCGTTTCTGCTTTGAACATTGATGGAGCCACCGACATTGGTGGTGCGCTAGAGAACGGCGACCTTTTTATCGTTGACGACGGCGCTGGCGGCACAAATAGAAAAGCGCCTGCCTTTCGCATGGCGCAGCTTACCTATAGCGGTGTCACTGGAGATATTACCATTGCGTCTGGCGGCACGTCTGCTATTGGCGCTGGTGTAATTGTTAACGCCGATGTCAACGCATCTGCCGCCATTGCCCATAGCAAACTGGCCAATA